ATAAACGGTTATTTTGCATTATGGAAGGACAAAAACCTACACAAGCGGAAATTGAAGCGGTTAAAAACGCAAAGAATAAAATTGTTAAATCGGCTAAAATCGTTAAGAAATGATTGAAGCGCCAATTTTTAAATCCAAAGAAGAAGAAGTTCAATGGATGTTTCAGAATAAGTCTTTGATTATTGCTGAAAAAACGAATAACGTTAAAAAATCTGATTCTTTTCTAGTTTCTACTAATCCGTTTGTTAAAACTGATACGACTAAATCAGAAGACGAACCGAATACAGATACAAATGAATCGATTAAAAGAAAGTTAGTTATTAACACAACTAATTTACTTGATTCACATTTAGACGTTCACATCAAAGGTTGTTTCAAAAAGACTTTATCTGAAATTAACTATTTACCATTATTACAAGAGCATGAAATGTGCTTTGATAAAATTATCGCTACAAATGTAGATGATGGATTGAAAGCATACGCACAAAGCATGACATGGAAGTCTTTGGGTTTTCCACAATTCGAAGGCAGTACAGAAGCTTTGATATTTGAAACACCAATCAATAAAGCACGTAACGAATACATGTTTAATCAATACATGAAAGGATATGTAAGAAATCATTCAATCGGAATGCGTTACGTTAAGATTGTAATGTGTATCAATTCAGAGGAATCAATGTACACTACCGAAAAAGAAAACTGGGACAAATACTATCCAATGGTAGTTAATAACGATGTAGCTGATTCAAAAGGATATTTTTGGGCAGTTACTGAATTAAAACTAATCGAAGGTAGTGCAGTTGTGAAAGGTAGCAACTACGCTACACCAACACTAGAAAGTAAGAATGAGCCGTTGAATGACACTCAGGATGAAAATAAAAACGAGCCGTCAAACGACACTCAAAAAAGAAGAAGGTTACATTATTAACTAAAAATTTATTAAAATGTTTGTAGAAAAAACACAAGAAGAAATCGACAAAATGAGCGCTACTGAGTACCAAACTTACTGCACTCAAAAGTCAGAACATGAAGCTAATTTGCGAAAAGAAGAAATTGAAAAGCAAATCGCAGAAGCTAACAAAAACAACGCATCTAAAGAAGATGTAGAAAGCTTACAAAACACTTTAAAGGAAATCATTAAAGAGCAAGAATTATTTGGTCTAAGAATGAAATCTGTTTTAGAGGTTAAAGGTTCTAGTTTTGGGATTGAAACTGTTGAAACTAAAGTAAATAATTGGATTCAAGAAAACGAATCTAAAATTAAAGAAATTCATTCAGCTGGTTCAGGTCACATTGAATTTGAAATTAAAGCTGTTGATGCAGTCTCTACAGCAAGTGCAACTTTACCAAGTCCAGCACCAGCATTAACAGGCGTTCAAGTTGCTCCGCCTTCAAATGTGAACTTAAGAGGTTCTATTGTAGATGGATTGATTAATACAATTCCAACTACACAAGCTGTGTATGCTTACACTGAATCTTTACCAAAAGATGGTAATTATTCATTTGTAGCTGAAAAAGGAGAAAAACCTCAAATTGATTTAAAATTTGAAACTCGTTATGCTCAACCAGTTAAGGTAGCGGCTCACATGGTTTTAACAACTGAATCAGTTCAAGACATTCCTAATTTACGTTCAATAGCTACTAATTATTTACGTGCTAAACATGATTTAAAACGTCAAAACGGAATTTTATTTGGTAACGGAACTGCACCAAATCCAAAAGGAGCTACTGTTTATGGTCGTTTATTCTCAGCAGGAGCATTAGCAAACTCTGTTGTAACTCCAAACTTTATGGATGTTGTTAACGCTTGTATTACTGACATTTACACAACTCACAACTTTGTAGATGAAATTCCATACATGCCTAGCTTAGTCATGATTTCACCAAATGATTTCTTTATTAACTTAGTTTCTGCAAAAGATGCAAACGGATTGCCGTTATATCCTTCAGCTTCTTTGTTTAATCAAGTTGTTATTGGTGGTGTTACAATTATTCCTTTTATGGATATTCCTTCGGGAAAAATATTTGTAGCTGATATGAGCAAATACAACGTTACTAACTATGTTTCTTACACCGTAAAATTAGGCTGGATTAATGACCAATTTATTACTAATCAATTTACAATGGTAGGTGAATCTCGTTTCCATGCTTTCGTTAAGAAATTAGACGAGCAAGCATTTATTTACGATGACATTGCAACTATTAAAACAGCTATTACAGATTAATTTTTAAAATTATGAGTACTATAGTAGAAGTAGAGGTTATTATCGAAAAGTTTGGTAATTACTCAAAAGGAGAGAAGCTTAAAATGAATAATACAACTGCTGATGCTTGTATTAAAAATAAAGCTGTAAAATTAGTTAGTTCAAAAAAAGAAAGTAATAAAGAACCAAAAGAAGATTAACAAATGGGATTAATTGTAAATGTTGCAGATTTCACAGGTCGTTATTTATTAGCGAAGAACCCTCACAATGTGAGTACTATTGATGATGTTATTGATTTGTATGAGAAAAGTTACATTTATAATATTCTAGGTGTTGAACTTGGTGATTTATTGATTACTGATTTAACGGGGGGTGTTCCGACATCTCCCGAATTTTTAGTAATCTTTAATGAACTTGCTTTTAATTCTACTTGTAACGAGCAGTTATTTGAGTCTAAAGGATTAAAGAATATTTTGTTAGGGTTTATTTATTGGAGCGCTGTTACAGAAGCTAGATTGCAACCTTCACAAACAAATGGAGCTATTCAGGTTAAAGTTGAAACGGGAACAAGTACAACAAATATTTCAGAGATTTACAACAGATACAACGACTCTGTAAAGTGGTCAAAAGCTATTCAACAGTACATCTATGAGAATTTTAGTACATACCCAACTTTCAAAGGTCAAAAAATACTAATTAACTATTCGATATGAGTAAGGATATAGTTGATGTTTTGCGTTACGATTTATTGCCGTATATCGACAATACAGTAAAGGTTAAATCTGTTGTTTCAGATGTTGATACTTATACGCTTGTATTGTGTTCGATTAAGTGGTTAAAAGTTGGGCGTTTAATAACAATTGGTTCGTATGAATTTCAAGTGATTAGCATAAATTATTTGACTAATACTGTTGTGGTAAATATTCCTAATCCGTTAGCCGTGATAAAGAAACATGATACAGGTACGATTATTCGCCCAACGTTTATTCATGGTACTAAATACACGGCTAACATTGAATGGTTAAAATCTATTCAATTTGACTTAAATACTGGCTTGCCTTTAATTTGGCTTTATGAATCGATTAACGAAAGTGTGAACGAACAGTTTAGTCCTTTTGATTCAGAAGCTAGTTTGAGATTATTCTTTTTAGATTATATTGACTTAACTGGCGATTCGCTAGTAAATGAAAATGGTAATTCAGATGAAAACTTTCAAATCAGAAAACAAGGTGTTAAACCTATGCTTTCATTGTCTGATTCATTTTTAGATACAGTTGATTCAAGTTACAAGGTAGAAAGGTCGTCTAGTTCAAATCGTACTACATTCTCAATATTTGCGAATGAAAATTCTAAAAATGGAGAGACTATTTACGAGCGAATACTAGATGCAAATTTAGGAGGTGTTGAAATTCGACCAACATTATCTATTTACAAAGGTGTCGAATGTTGTTGAAAAAAATTAAAATTTAAATAAAATGAGTACAATTTGTTGCAAATCAGGTTTGCCAAACTTTGGAAAGCCAAAAAACTGCGTTATTAAAATAGACGAGTTTGTGGGTGCAATTGCTATGTCAACATTTACCAACGCAGGAGCGTATAATGAAGTTGATTTAACAGACCCATTTACAGCGTCAACGCTTACGGGATTAATCACAAATACAGACGTTTCTTTACGTTGGGTTAAATTGCCTCGTTTTTACGATGCTAAATTAACTCCAGCAGACACAGTATTTGATACAATGCCTGATGATACTAAATTCTTTGTTCGTGAAGGTATTCATACACTTACTGCTACAATGGCTGATGATGATGCTGTTCCTGCTGTAATCGGTAAACTAAAAGCTTTACGCTGTAAAAACTTCTCACTAGGATTAATTACACGTTCAAATCAATTAGTTTTAATTGGTGTTCCTGATTCAGACACAATTAAACGTGCATTATTAGTGAATAAAGGTTCTATTGACCCTAAAATGATGTTCAAAGAATCAACAACTACTAACAAAATCATGTTTAGTGTTGATATGGACAACTTGTTTAAATCTGAGGATTTATACGTAATTGATGGAAATGAAATCAATGTAGATTTCTTGAACATGAGACAATTGACTGATGTTAATATCGAATCAGTTGCTCCAGCTACAACTACTACAGCTACAATCGGTTTACGTACCGATTTCGCTATGGGCTTACACCCTAACTTTGATGTATTCGGATTAACTGGTGCAAACTTCACGGCTAAAAACTTAACTACAGGATTAAATATTACATTAGGTTCTGTAACTGAGGATTTAAATATTGATGGTCAGTACGATGTTGTATTCCCTGCTCAAACTTCGGGTGATGTAATTGAATTAACACTTGTTACAACTACTTATTATAGTGGTTCAGTACAAATTACTATTCCTTAATGAGTTGGTTTAAACATGGGCGTTTTTCTATTAATTTAGAATCGATTGAAGGATTGAAGTTAACAGAGTGTTACGAAATGTTCCCGAATATCACTAAAGAAATAGTGAAACTTGCTTATGATAAAGCAAACCCAAAAAAGAAGAAATAACAGAAAAGCCTTGTAAATTAATACAAGGCTTTTTCATGCTTAAAAATCACTATTAAATCACTAAACTACTTCATATTGCTGTTTTTATTGGTTACACTTATTAAATTTTCAAAAACTGATTTATCAAAAATATCTTCTTCTTTAAAAGATATGCTTTTCCTTCTTTTTTCTTCTTTGATTATTTTAATAAATTCTATTAAGCAATAGATAATAAAAGTTAACATCATTAAAGATGCAAGTGTAAATATTACTATTAAATCGTTCATGTTATTTGTTGTGAGATTTACACTCTTCATTAAAATTATTTAGTACTGATTTAAAAACCTCATTAGAATCAAAAACAATTTTAGTTATTATTCTGTGATTTACATATCCTTTATACTTATACAATAAAACTAATAAATCTTCATCATTTGTTATATATAATGAAATACAAATATTTTCTATTGATGTTTTGTGAAGAAAGCAAAATCCTGTATGAATTTCTGTTTTCTCAAATCCGTATTCTTTGCATTTATTGTTAAATTCTATTTCACTCATATTTATTTGTTATTTTTTAAAATAAGACTTTCAATAATACCACCCAATAATGCTAAGATTAAACCAACTGTTACAACACATCCTATTAAAGAAAATGGTATAATTAAAAAAATAAAAGTAAACAAAACTGCTGTTTTATTTTTTAGCATATCTTTTATGTCATAAGTAATCATAAATGATAAAGAAATACCCCCAATTATAGATGTTATAAAAAATAATAATTCTGATTTTGTTAATTCTTCCATACTTCGTTTTAATTTATTCAAAAGTACTTTTTTAATTCAATACAAACAAAGTATATTGTGTTGAACGGTGATTTTTTAGTATAAGCGGTTGTAATAAGAAAAAATAGTTTAAATTTGCTTAAAATCAATTGTTTTGTGAAAGTTCAACATGAAGTTTATTTAATGTTAGAACGTGCTAAGATGCTAAATAATGCGAGTGCGTGGGTTTATGCAATGCGCGACAATTACAAACTACAAGCAGATTTAATTAACTCTATTAAAGACAGGTTGTTTAAAGAGGGTGTTGATGAAGATAGGCGTATTATTGGCACTTATTCGGCATATACTGAAAAGTTAAATCCTAAAAAGAAAGTCGGAACACGTTATACTTTATTTGATACAGGAGAGTTTTACAGTTCTATTTATATTCAAGTAATGAATGATTACTTTTTAATAAATGGTGATGGAGATAAAGGTGATGAAAATCTATTTGACAAGTTTGGTTATGGAATAATTGGACTGGATGAAAATTTATTTGATTGGTTTAGTGAAGAAATAATAAATAAATATTTAGAATATGTTGGAAGGGTACTATACGGAGATTGACGATTTGCCATTGGATAGATGGATTAAAGCGAATAAATCAGATAATCCTATACTTTGTGCTTTGAGGCTTGATTACAACAAAGGAAACAAGGAAAACGACAAAATTGCGTGGGAACTTGTTTTTAATGACTATTTAAAAAAGATAGGCGTTTCAGAGGAGTATCAAGAGTATTTGGATCTAATTTCTTTATACAATGAAAAGGCGATTTACTACCTAGACAACAGAGAACGTTATTTACTGAATGAATTAAACGAAATACAGCGTAAAATAGATAATATGAAAGCTAGTTTCGGAGTTGACGACAAACATTCAATTCATAACTCACTAAATACACTTTCTAAAATAGAAGGCTACAGAATAAAGGCGTTTGAAATTACAACATTACAATATTTCCTACTAATAAAAAGCATGAAAAATGGCAAAGAATAGAGTTTATAAGCAGTCAGATATATCTGACTCAGATATATTTGGCGGTATTTCTGAAAGTGCTGAAAAAGCATTAAAAAAAGTTGAGTTATTAGATAAAGAAATTGTTCAAATATCAGGTCATTTAAAAGTTTTACATTCAAATGCTGACACTAAAAGCATTTCAGGTATTCAACAGCTTACAACGGCTAATTTAGGACTTCAAAAGGCTGTTGAAAAAACTACTCAATTAGAAAAAGATAGAGTTCGCTTTGAAAAAGAAGCGATGAAACAACGTTTAGACGAAATTCGTTTAAATAAAGCGCGTGAAAAGTCAGTTGATGACTACAATCGTAAAGCGGAACGTGCGGAACAATTAGCACGAAAACAAAGTTCTGCATACAATCAAATGTCGGGTGACTTAGCTAGATTAAAAAAAGAATACAAAGATTTAGCAGCAGAAGAAAAACATACAGATAAAGAAGGTAGAGAATTATTAGCGACAATAAATAAACTTGACGCTAAACTTAAAAAGATTGATTCAACTGTTGGTGAACATACTAGAAAAGTAGGTCAATACGAAAATGTTTGGAGTAGATTAAAAGCAACCGCTATAAGTTTCTTTGCGATTAGTGGCGGTGTTGGAATTGCACGCGCTTTATTCGGTACAGAAGTACGTTTGCAAGGTCTTAGAACGGCGTTAAAAAACGTAACGAACGACAACTTAGATTATGCTCAAAGTATTAAATTCATCAATGATTTATCGCTTGAATACGGTCAAGATTTAACAGTTTTAACAGATACATACAAAAACTTTAGAGCATCCGCAAAAGCAAGTGGTTTAGCAATAGGTGAGCAAAACAAGGTTTATCAAAGTGTAATTAAAGCGGGTTCAGCTTTGAATATGTCAAATGAACAAATTGAAGGTTCTTTGCTTGCAATATCTCAAATGTTCTCAAAAGGTAAAGTTTCTGCAGAAGAGTTAAGAGGTCAATTAGGTGAACGTTTGCCAGGAGCATTTGGTTTAATGGCAAAAGCGATTGGTGTTACTGAATCGGAGTTAAATAAAATGCTTGAAAGTGGTGAAGTGATGGCAAAAGATGCACTTCCATTATTAGCTAATGAACTTGAAAAAACATTTGGTGAAAAAGCAAAGAACAATTTAAAAACTGTTAGTGGTGCATGGAATGTATTAAAAACCAATTTATCAAACTATATCAGTTCCGCGAATGAAGGTGGACGTATTACCGAATCATTAGCTAATGTAATTGCTTTTGTAGGTAAAAATCTTGGTGTTATTATTCCAATGATTTTAAAACTAGGTGTAGCGTTTTTAGGATTGAAAATTTACAACTTAGTTAAAGATTTCAAAGGATTAACAGAAGGTTTGCGTGGTGTTTCTACTGAGGCTGGAAAAGCTGAAAGTTCAAGTAAAAAATTTGGTAGCGCTTTGAGTAATATTGCAACCGCTTATTTAATAACTCAATTCGCATCTTTAGCTTTTGAGTTATACGAAATTGCAAGCGGAGCAGAAGAAGCAAAACGCGCTTTACAATCTTTGCAAGATGCACAAACTAAAGGTCAAAAGTTCGCGAATGATGATATTAACAGATTCAAGAAAACTAGAGATTTAAGAGTCAAGGATATTGAATTACTTCAATCACAAGGTAAAATAACAGAACAGGAGGCGCAAAGACGAATCAAAGCCGAAAACGAAGTGTTTAAAAGTTCTGTTGAATCAACAAAAAGACTTACACAAGGTCAATTAGAACGAGATAAAAAGAACCTAGAACAAGCTGAAAAGTACCTTAATAAGCTTGAAAAAACAACTGGTGTAAAAGATGCTTTATTCTTTGGTGCTTTTCAGAAACAAGAAAAGAAAGTTAACGATATTAAAGCTAGAATTGCTGGTTATACATCAGAATTAAAAGAGTATAATATTGTTTTAAACGAACAAGTATTTATCGAAAAAGATTTAGATATTGAAATCAATAATACTACAAATTCAAGACGAGCAAACGCAAAAGCAATAAACGACCAAAAGAAAGCGCTAAAAGAATACAACGATGAACTTTCAGCTAGTTTAATTGAACAAGAACAGATTAAATCAGCACGTGAATTAGAATTGGCTACACAACGCGTAAACGATGCTATTGAACAACAGCAAACAAACGCGAAAGAAACTGGTACTTTTAACCTTCAAATGATTTATGACCAAATCGATGCTGAAACTAAGTTAAAAGAAGCTATTATAAATAAGCAATTAGCAGAAGATTTAGCAAATGCTAAAAACGTTGTTGATGTTGAAAACGCACAATTAAAAGCGAAAATAGCACTTGAAAATTTAGATAATGAACAGTTACTAAAGAAAAAAGATATTCTAATCGATTTAAATACATCACAAGAAGATTATGTAGAAAAACAACGTCAACTTGATGAAAAGGAATTGAATCAAAGAACAAAACAAGATGATGAGATTGAAGAAATAGAACGCAAAGCAGAAGAACGCGAAAAAGACCGTTTAGAAAGGTTAGCAGACTTCCGAAAAAACATGATAAACGAAGGTTTAGACCAATGGAAAAAAGCGAGCGAAGAACGTGAAAAGTTAATAGATAGAGAAATTTCAGCTAGTGAAAAGTTAGCGGATGATTTAAGACAACAAGCAAACAACGGAACTATCCAAGCTAATGAAAGTTTAGCAGAACAGAACCGAATCACAAACGAAAAGATACAGCAAAAACAAAAAGAGCAACGTATACAACAACAAATCGAAGAAATTAAGCTATTATACAACGCTACAGAGCAATATTTACAAGCTGGTGACACTTTGCCAGTCGCTGGAAGTAAAGCGTTCTTACAAGTTAAAGGAATTAAATTCTTGGCTCAATCGTTAACTGGATTCTTTAAAGGAACAAAAAGAACAATAGGTGAAGAACTAGGAGCGCCACAATTAAGTGGTAAAGATGGTCATATTGTTCGTGTAGATGGTTCTGAAATGGTTTTCAATGGTGATTTAACTAATAAAGTGATGAGTGTAAATCCAAGCGCCACGACTGATGAAATAGTTGATACTTATGTAAAATCTAAAACATCAAACAAAGCACCTGTATTTATTCAAAATAGTACTGCAGATGAAAGATTGATAAAAGAGGTTCAGGACTTGAAAAATGTAATGAAAAATAAAACCGAGTTCACAATGCACGGGGAAAGTATTTCAAATACGTTATTTCAAATCGTATCAACTGAAAAGAAAGGCGCTGATTTAATTAAAACTCGTCACATTTTTAAACGTAATTTATGAAGCATATTTTAAACGGTCAGGAAATAACTCCAAAGGATTACACTAATATTGGTCTTGTTATTGATTACGGTGACCCTATGACACTTGTTGCTGTGAATGTTGATACAATTACATTTGTAAATGAAGCACTTGAAATAATCGACAATCATTTAAATACAATAGGCGCTCAGGAGGGAATACCGTACGACTTTGAGTTAACAAACGGTCAAGTTCTTAATTACTTCGTTGATTTTGTTGATGGAATGACTATTGAAGAGGATGAGTTTGGAGCGCTTCAATACAAATGCAAGGTAAAAAGAAGATATAGTAATGAAATATTTAAAACACAAGCTGATGGACTTACTTTCGAGAATTTGGCATCAAATGGGGTTGCTTTTAGTTCTACTGCTGTACAAACGCCTTATGTAATAATTAAAAACAACCAACTTGAACAAGGTCTTTCGCTTTCAATTACTTTGTATGTGATGAGTGATGCGCTTTATACAGCGATTAAAGATACCGTGTTCATGGTTCAGGAGTTTGTACAAGCTGTTGACCCTTCACCAGCGCATTTAATTGGTGCTATTGCTAAACTAGTTGCACAAATTGCTTACACAGTCGCTTTGATTATTGCAATAATTAAACTCGCTCAACAGTTGCGAGAATTAATTTTACCTAAAATTCGTTATTACTACGCTAATTCATTGCGTGATTTAATTCGATTAGGATGCCAGTATTTAGGATATGAATTACAAAGTACGTTATTAGATAGTAGACGTTTTGACTATGTTCTTCCCGTTCCCTTGATTAAGGAAAAGGAAAACATATTTGATATACTTGAAAATGATTTAAACTTCGCTTTTAATACAACACACCCAACAAAGAGTGACACTATTAGAACACTTGGAGAAGCAATTGAAAGCGTTTTGACTACTTACAATGCTAAAATGCTAGTTTACCAAGATGCAACAAGTGGTAATAAGATTGTAAGAATTGAACGAAGAGACTTTGTATTTAATACATTCACTTCTGGAATAACAACAGCTTTATCAATACAAGGCACTCGAAGAAATGGCTACCAATTGAATACAAACGAAATGTACAAACGTCAATATGTTAAGCTTTTGACTGACCCTAACGATATTCATACATTCAATGATTTTGATGTTAATGATTGTGAAGATTCAACTGAACCGATTGTTGTATTAAACAAAGATTTAGTTTCAATCAAAGGATTTAACGAAGTGATGATTCCTTTTGCATTAGGCAGTCGTAAAATGAATTTGAATTGGATTGAGAATAGATTACAAGATTTATTTGGATTTATTGATACAGTCATAAATACTTTGGGCGGTTCGTCAAACTTAGTTCAAAACATAAATGATAGGATTGGAGTTTTGCAGATTAGTGAACAATTTTTCACAAAGACGAAACTGTTATTTTTAGTTGGTGATGGCAAAGTAAGAAAACAGCCAGCGAATTACAAAGATTTAATCGGAGCGCGTGAAATTGAAACGTTATTTCATGACATTGATTTCATTGGGAACAACTGTTTTAAAGTTTTAGAAGCTTCCGATTGTAATATTTCAGACGAACAATTCTTTTCTTTGCAATACAGTAATTATGCACCAATTAACGGGCAAAACTGCGAGTTGTTAAGGGTTGAATACTTGGATGACAAGAACCTTGCAAAAATAACTTTCAAAGAACCTAGTAATTGGGCGTTCAATTTACAAAAAAAATTAATAAATTAGCACCATGGATTTCAAACAATTAGAACAACTTAGCAATCAATTGTTAGAGGGTTTGCAAACCGTTCAACACAAAGTAACTAACATTACTGATAAAGATATATTGAGCAATCCTGATTTTAAAAGAAGTAAAGAAGCGTTATATCAACAGCTTGACAATTTGAAACAAGCAACACAAATGGCAAATGATACGAGTACTAAGTAGTGAATACGAAGATATTTTTGGGAACGTTTTAACGTTTTATCAAGCGAATTTGCTTGACCAAGTTATTTGTCGTTTTAATATCGAGTTGTCGATTCAGTTAATTTCTAGTAACTCGCAGTTGGTTGTTGTTGGTTTAAGTCCTAACCAATTACAGTTATATTCTGGTTCATGGTTTGATTCAGGATTCCGAGTTGGTCAAACTGTTAATGTAAACGTATACGATATTTCAGGATCAATCTCAGGCACAACTTCGGCAACTGTTAGCAATATTGTTGGCGGTGTCATTGAATTATCTAGTTTGCCTAGTGGGCTTACAAATGGACAGACATTTGATTCAGTTAATAAGATTGAGGTTGTATCAACTTCGATTTACGACCAATTGGATGCTTTATCTAATCATGTTCAAAATGGAGTTGTTGGCAGTTCTGAATCATTGATTGATGGACAAAATACTATTTTACGTTTTGACGGTTTAAATTCAGCACCTTTAACAACTACAATAAACGCTTATGGAGTTGGTAAATTATCAGGACAATTTGAAACATTTGGAAACTTAACTTACGATTCTATTGACGGTGGAAAAAGATACTACACTCTCGAAATTGGAACGCATCAAAGTGGTTTGTTTGACCCTAATTCATTTCTTGGCTCGTCTTGTTATAGGCATTTTTTAAAACTTGAAGCGAGAGTAACGCCAAGTGAGCCGTTCGGTGTTTCATCCGTTAATTATTCACTTAGTGCAAACACAGGATATTTAGACGAAGCTTATAATGTAGGAGTTGTTGATTCAGTATTGCAAGGAGTAAATATTTTAAGCGTAAACGGTGGTTTAAATTACGACCAAAGTACGAATGTTCGATTTACTGTTGAAACAAGCGCAACTGAAATACAAATAGGCGCTGTTTACGTTCCTTTAGATGATAGCTACAACCATAATAAGTACGAAAGTCAAAGTAATTTATGTATGCTTTCAGAAAGTTTTGTCCCTTTTACAAGCACGGTATATTCATCAAAGACAAACCCAACTGGAGCAAATTACACATTAACAACTGGTGTTATTAGTGTTATTTCACCAACACAAACAGAATACCAAGTTATTTTCAATCCAAATACAGCATTTACTAATTTTATTGAGTCTCGACCTGACGGAGACAGACGTATGATAATTTGGTTTAAAGCGGGTAATGTAAATCACACCATTTTTGATGGTCAAATGAATAAAGCCGTTAATGTATGGGGTGACTTGGAACTTGGAGATATTTGCCAATTCTTAAGACACGATGAAAACCAAACTACACCCGTAACGGATAATTTTTTCAGCGGAATAACACGAATAACAGAGGACGATTTAGGGTATTTATTAAATTTTGTGTTTGATAAATCAATTTTCTACAAAGAAGTAAAAGTATTCATTGAAGCGTATAAAAGCGCAACGGGTGAAAGATTCACGTTAGAAGAAGCTAGTTTCGATTTATCAGCTACACCAGTTTTTAGTGGTAAGCAATTGATCGACTTACAGCTAGGTGTTAGTAATAATTTACCTACAACAAGCGCAAAAAAACAGGCTTTTTTAATCAATGATGATGCTTTAGTTGATACTATTTCGGAATACGGTGTGCGTTTGTATTATCCGTTCTTATTAAAATGGCAATATTGGAATATTCAAAGCGGTGTTAATGCTGATTTCTTCCCATTTAAAGGTCAAGATTGGTTCACATACGATGATTTAAGCGGGTGGAATATTCAGATAACTACACAAGCGATTACAGACAACGATAAAACGTTTAGTTTTTCAAATCCTATTACGATTAGAACTTATGAAGATTCGCCATTCATTAACCATGAATTAAGTTATCATTTATTAGACGGAACACAAGTGACTTCATTTATCGATGGTGAGATAATGGAAATTCGTGCAAAATGGACTGATATTTTTACATTGGATGGAATTGATATGTATGGAACAATTACAATTGAACCCGAGGAATCAAACCCACGTTTTTTAATTTCAACTAAGGTTCCAACGGATTTCGATGTTAATAATCCATTACAACCAATTACAGGCGATTTAGCTACAGTTACACTTTTAGCAAGTAATTCTGTACAAGTTAGTTGTTATATTGATTGTAATAAACTAGATTTGTCAAAAAATGTAAGTGTTGGAGCGTTTATTGCATTAAATCCAGCTGGTGTAAGTGAATTTATATTACAAGAAGATGATTTCTTGTTACTTCAAGAAGATAATAATAAATTAATTTTAGAATAAATGGCTGATAGTAAAGTAAGTGCTTTAGCGTTAGAAGCAACAACAACAAGCGCTAGTGATTGGATGTATATTGCATCTTTCAACGGTACAACATGGGATTCAAAGAAAATTAAACCTGATAATGTAGGTGGTAAAAACTTTGCAAACGCAAATCTAACTTTAACGGGCAATCGTTCACATGATGGAGATTCAAACCGTATGACAATGGCGAAATTTAAAGATTTCACATTCGAAACGTTTATCGCTCCGACAATTGGTTTAGCTTCTTTAAATTTCAATGGTTACGGTAGTTTAATAAGTGACGAAACACACGCTTTTAACTCTGATAACGGAGTTACTATGAAAATGTTTGGCGATAACTCATCTCGTTTCTATGGTGCTGTTACAATGGAAGCTACAACACCAATTTATTTTGGTGCATCAACTCAGGGTATTAATAAAAACAGTTCTGCAAATGCAGTACGTATATTTAAAAGTGGTTCAGGGGATTGGACTTTCGGCTGGAACTTTGCGGAACTTCGTGCGTTTGGTACATTTGCGAGTGATTCAATCGAAATTAACAACGACAATAGTGAGTCGTATTTTACTCAAATTGATACAAACACGGGTAGAAAGTGGAAGTTCGGACATAAGTCTAGTGATGGCTCAATACGTGGTATGATTGGAGGCGGTTTAGTTGATACGGAAATTGTAAGCATTGACAAGAATGATGGAATGTTTAAACTTTCATTAGGATTAATGAAACTGACTGGAATACCAACTTCGAGTGCTGGACTTGCAAGCGGAACAGTTTGGAATGATTCAGGAACATTAAAAATAGTATAATTAAATAAAATAAAATATAAAATGGCAGTAAGGACAAAACAACCGCAGTTAATTAACGCACAGTTAAAAATTTCAGATATTGTATATTTTGAGATTGACCAAAATAATTGGGGTGCTACTAAAGTGAATACAGAAAATGGAGAAATTGACGTTTATAGATTTATCTTAAATGAATATTCTTTAGACGAAGAAGGAGGGGTTAAACCTATTATGTCAATTCCTATTTTATACAGAAGAGTTGGTTTGACAATTCCAGCTCTAGGAGGTGCAAATATCATTGATGTTTTGACAAATGCAGATGATAATATTATTTTAGAGATTGACCGAGTTAATCAAATTCCTTTTAGTCCAAATCGTATTCAAAATATACGTTATTGGGATTTAACAGCGAGTGGTTTAGAAAAAGTAGTTTAACATGGCTTACGCACTTGAAGAACGAGTAAAAGAGGTTGTTAAGGTAGTTAAATTACCTTCAATGTACACACGTCAAAATAGAGGTGCGGATGAGTGTTGCTGTAAGTTTGATGTATTCGGGAGCGAAACAAACGACCCTGAAAAGAAAATGTACACAAGTGCATGGATTAAGGATGCTCAGGAGGTTAGTTTTGTTTTAGTTAGACCGAACGATGTTGAGGTTATTTTGACCGCTTTACCATTCGTAAACGATGAAGATGCACTTTACACAACTGTAGACTGGTCAAATATCATTGACTTATACGGAATTGGATGTTATCAAATAAGAATTGATTTCTTAATTTCAGGAATTGAAGATTCGTTTATTTGGGGTAATTACAATTTATTCAACTACGATTTACAGCGATTGAACCACAAGGTTATGATTACAAGTATTTTCGATTCATTCCAAACGTTTGAAAATATTAATTTCAAAGATACTAAAATAAAAGATTCACTTTGTTTCAATGGTTGGTTTGGGAATTCACAAGATGGAATGTTAGTTGAAAACTTAGTTTATAATAACCGTGAAACTCGCAAATCATTTAGAGAATCAATTGTTGAATACGAATTAACGTGTCAAACAGAAAGTGAGTGTATTGTAAATAAATTACGTGAACAGCATCTATTGAATGAAAATGAAATGTATGTAAACGATTACAATGCTTTCAATCATAATCAATATTTAAACACGGCTGTAATTGTTGCAGAAAGTCCGAAAGCTACTTATAATCATCCGAAAGCTAGTATCACTGTAAAAGTAGAAGATAAATTCAAAAATAAACGTTCTAAATTTACTAAATAATGCCACAAAATACGCTTATAACAACAGATTTAACACTAAACTCATTATCGAATGTTGGTGGGAATTTCACAGCTAAATGGAACGGTAAAACGAGTTTACAGCCTATTGGAACGGTTACAGGATTAGTCACGCTTCAATATTCAAACGATAATTTAAACTATTTTGATTTAAGTGGTTATGTTGGTGTTAGTCCTATCACTCCTATTGTTTTGGATTCTGTTGATTGGGCGTTTTACAGATTTAAGGTTCATACCGTTGGAACTGGAACAGTTAAATGGTCGGTTGCTGGAAGTGAAGTTGTTGTAAGTGGTGGTGGAGGTTCGTCTTCATTGACATTATACGGATTATCTACAAATGACTTTAATAATGAGTATAAATCACAGTTGGATAATTTAGACCAAACATTTTTAAATATTTCATACATTAATTCATTAATTTTATGATTTTAAATTACTTTTACAAAAAATATTGCAAATGAGTGAAATACAAATACAACAAGGAGATTCTTTGACACTTTCAATTGTTGTTCCATTGGAAAAAATGGCGCAGTTGCAAGATTTTTGTTTGTACTCCGACTCATTGCCATTAGCTACATATTCAAAGAATCAATTTTTAGAAACTGAAACAGAAAATATTTTTTTACTTAAATTATCAAGTGAAAAAACAATGAGAATGAACGGTAAGCTAAAGCTTTCAATGGCATTTGATTTCTCTGATTTAGGCGTTAAAAAATCAAACAATATTTTTTACTTAAGTATTTTAAATACACAAAATAAGTTTTCAAATAATTCCACTTCAAATTTAATTCAAGCCATATTGACTTATGATATTATTGAAGATGAAATAGTTGAAGATGTTATTTTGGCGCAAATTGCAAAAGGTGACAAAGGAGACCAAGGTATTCAAGGCTTAAAAGGTGATAAAGGAGATAAGGGTGATAAGGGTGATACAGGAAATCAAGGTGTTGCGGGTATAAATGGAACTAACGGCACAAATGCAACTAACGGACTTTCAGCTTATGAAATAGCAGTTCAAGAAGGTTACGTAGGAACTCAAAGCCAATGGAACAACGATAATAAAAATAGAACATTCATTAATACATTAATATTAGGATAATGAAAATAAAAATAGACAATTATAATTTCGATAAAACATCTAAAACAATTACGTTTACTGATTATGGAACGATTGAATTGAATCGTATTTTAGGGGTTATTAATACAACTACAGGGAATATTATTTACACTCCGATTGATTCAACTTTGAACGGTACAGTTTCGGGTAATGTTTTGACTTTAGATTACAATACAAGTTCAATGAATAATAGTGATAAATTATTGATTTATTACGATAATTCAGTTAATCCATTAACCGCAACAGAATTAAGAGCCGTTCCTCTTCATGTAGTTGTTGACAATCAAATTGATTTAACCACGGTTCAAACAACACTTGCAAATATTTTAACAAAAGTTACCGCAATTGATGTTAATACAGATACAGTTGAAACTAAATTATCTGATATTTTAACAGAAATTGATGCTAACGGAACTATTAACCACAATGATTTATTAAGTGTTATTTCTGAATTACAAGGAATTGATGCAAATACAGATGGATTAGAGGCTTCTTTATTGTCAATAATTACAAATACAACAGGTAAAGCAACTGAGGCAAAACAAGATACCTTGAATGCTTTGGTGACTCTAATTGAAGGTTACTACAAAGCAGAGGATAGTCCATCTGTTTCAGGGGATAAAGGTTTACCCCTTTTAGCAATGAGACAACAAGCTGATACTACATCAACAAATACTGATGGTGATTATACGTTATTAAAAATTGATGAAGAAGGGCGTTTAAAAGTAGCTACAAAACCAGCTTCTTTTACTTTAATATCTTCAAATATCACAGCAAGCGCACAAACTGCGTTTTGTGATACATCAAGAGCATCAAACGTAATGATTTCAATGGTTGCAACATCTTTAGTTGGTCATAACGTTACTTTTGAAGGTAGTATTGATTCAACTACAGGTTCAGACGGTAACTGGTTTGGAATTCAAGCGGTAAGGTCAAATGCAAATACAATTGAAACATCTTCAGGTGTTTTAGCTTCAACTCCTGCTTATGCTTGGGAAGCTTCTGTAAATGGTCTTTCTTTTATACGAGTTCGAGCAACTGCTCATACGTCAGGAACAGCAACTTGGAAGTTTCAAAGAGGTTCATACGCTACAGAACCAATTCCAGCGATACAAACGACAGGAACGCAGGCAGTATCTTTGACAGGAACAACAATTACAGCTATTTCAGCAGGTACGACAGCAATTGGAGACGTTGGATTACAAGCTAGAGCAAATGCAACAGGCGCTCCAACACCAGTAGCCATAAATTCACCAGCCACTCCAGTGGGTCAAATTATTAAAGCTGGTGCAGGGCGTGTTTTTAGCTTTCATTTATCAAACTCAAACGCTTCACCACGTTTCTTAAAGGTTTTCAATGCCACAGCCGTAACAATGGGTACAACTTCGGCGCTTTACGAAATTGAGATTCCACCAAATAGAGTGCCTGTTACGGTTTCATTGCCTTTATCTGCTGGTGCAACTACTGGTTTTGCGGTTGCTGTAACTGGTGCAAGGGGATTAACAGACAATACAGCAATTACTTTGAACGATGTCACAGGATTTGCTACATTTGCATAAATAGTAACTTTTTAATTTAAATATAATGAACACTTACACAATTATTAACGAGGGAAATCCGATTATTCCTTATACATTACAAGTAGATTTAGATGTTAATGCGACAGCTCAATATACAGAAACAGTTGCCTATCCAGTTTTAGGAACAGAATTAAATTATTTCTTTGCTGGTTATGTAGCAAACATTGAAAATACGTTTAAAACACATCCTGATTTTACAACTGTTGATACAGATTTAAACGCCACTTTTGACCTAACATTAATTGGTGTTAGTCCTGACGATGAAACTAAAAATCTTTATACTTTAAATTACTCATTCGAAGTTAGTGGAGCGGTTGCAACGTTTGAAAAAGAATGTCAATCTTCATCAGAAGGCGAAGAATTAGAGGCTTTTTTCAATATTAAAGTTGCAGAAGTTGAATACGATTTCTACCAAGCTAGACCAGCATGGACTAAAATATCTTAATAATGCTTAAACTCCCAAATACGCGCTTCAAGTTCATGTCCGTAATTGGGGGTGCGATAATTGGCGTATATTTGTGTGTGGTAATTTATGGAATAGTTCAAATTAATTATCAGTTTAATCATGGTAAAATACCGATTGAAGAGTTTGAGCGATTGAGTTCACAGAAAGAAA